CACAGCGCCGGAGAATCCGCAGATTACAGGAATGAATTTATTATTCAATCCCTCTACTGCCTTACACCCCGCTCCAATGAGGTACACAATCACTGTAATAGCTACTACTGTTCCGATTCCAAAATCCATTTTGTTCTCCTCTCTTTTAATAACTAAAGTCACTCTTCTTCGACCGCTCGTCATACGCATCAGTAATAAGTTTTGTTGCACTCACGGTATTGTGGTTTTTAAAGTCCAGATGATTTCGGCAATACCTGTCATAGGTGTCAATATCTGCAAATATCTGAACGAAACTTTCTCTACTGTGAGCCTGTTTCCCGATAATCTCATCACTAAAGCGTAATATCCTAACCTTTGCGGCTATGGCTCGTGTCTCCTCGACTGATTCAGCAACGGCTTCAATCTTGTCGCTTAACACTTCAACCCGATCCATTAAGACTTTCTGAGATTCCGCAAATTCCTTTGTCAATATCTTTCCGATAAAGGTAAGGATTGCAGTCCACGGCTTCTTGTCTTTCGGAGCAAACTTTTCCACCACCGTGATAACCCCAAGGGAAAGCCACCCCAAAGACTGGATAATCACTCCGAAATCCACCAACGAAAAAAATGCGTTAAAATCCAACATTCATATCCTCTCCTCCTTCCTACATTTCTACCGCCATAATACAAACCATTATTTTTTGATACCCTAGCAATAAAAAAGAAAAGGACAAGTTTCCTTGTCCCCTTCTCCTTACTTTTTCGCCCATTGCTTAAGGTCTTTTTCGGTGTATAGCTGTTTCCCATCATACGTGATTCGCAGAATCTTTCTAAGGATTGCATCGGATTCCGCCGGATTCCCTATAGCCGCTTGATAGGCTTCCTTATATCTGCCGGTTACCGCGCTCTTGATACTGCTCCGAATCTTCTCGTCAGATACGCCGTCAGCCTTCTTGTAAGCGATATAAGCATTCAAGCTATCCTTGTATCCTTCCGATTGCTCAAAAAGTTGTTCCGCTAGATCCTCCTTCTTTACCGGGCTTTGCTTTCTATAGGCACTCTCCAGCGCTTTATCAATCATGGCTTCACTAAAGCCTTGGCTAAGCAATGCTTCCCTATCCTCTGAAAAGTCTTGGCCGCTTGCTTTCTTTTCAGCCATTGACTGGATCGTATCATTGCCTTTTAGCTGTTTCTGCATAGCTTCTTCGATTACATCATCGCCCAGCTTTGCCTTTAAATCCGCCATAATCTTATCGCCTAGTGCCTTGTCTCCTCTGGTGTATGCCTTTAGTGCAGAGGACAGGAAACGCTTTACATTGACATAATCGCCCTTGCTGTTCTTTCCTTCCATGTTGTAGAAACGCTTGTCTCTATCATACTGAAGGTTTACATCATCCAGCACGTCATAGATAAGTGTATCGTATAGCGCCCCCATATCTCTCAAGGTGTTACTTATTGGGATTCCAAAACCATCAAGAATATTTGTTGCTTTGTAAAAATTCCCCCACTTACTAAGCTTAGAATCTTCGTCCATAATCTCTGCCAAATTACTAACCGCTTTAACTGCTTCTGATATAGGCTTCGTAGCAAGGTCATTGGATCCGTTATTCCACTTCTTTAAAGCTGTATTCACTGCTATTTCAACAACGTCTTTTGCAAAAGGAATGTAGCCTATCGGATTGATATTATCGGTAAAGTCTCCCACAAAAGCATCAAGCCAGCGCTCTCCGTACTTCTTTTCCTTTTCTCTGCTTCTCATTGCAGAAACTACAGAAGCAAAGGCGGCCGTTAGTGCGGCATTCAGTACATACGCCGACATAACCCCAAGTAATTCCCCGGCATTACCCTTGCCCCTCTTGAAATCAGAGTAAGCACGATAAACCATGTTATAGGTCTTTGACGGCTCAGACATGAAGGAAGTAGTTAGCTTAGTCAATCCGCTTTTACTCTTCATGGCATCCGTTCTATTAAGCACAGAGTCCACCACTTGCGTTTTATCTATGATATCGTTGAATATATCTGCCGCCGCCTTGTAATACTCTTCCGTACCTTTCTTTAGGTCAGTAGTAGCCTCGACCTTCTTTTCTGCAGCGTACCAAAGGCGCTTCCATGCGAACTCGTCTCCTTTTTCCAGAATATATCCGGCTTTATTCGCTATATCCTCTCGGATAGTAGCTTCCCCGGTCATCTGCTGTCTAAGGCCTTTTCCCATATTGATATCAAAGGAACCGCTCATAGACTTCCAAAGGGCAATAGGCGCATATTTCTTTGCAAGTTCCCATTCCTTATTTGCTTCAGTAACAGGAAGGCTAAGACCTTTTGCAAGATAGATTGGCTCTATGGCCGCAATCGCTCTTGCATAAGCTGTCGGCTGTTGGATAGCTACTCTTAAATTGCCAAGAACCTTCGCGCCTTTGTATAAGCCGGAAAGGCCTTGTGAGAATTTATCCGAATTGTCCGTATCTCCACGGCTTCCGTTTAGGTCTCTAAGCAGATTCATGTAGTAATTTGTTCCGCCTTTTCCCATTACTCTGGAAAGTTCCCTATGAACGGAATTGCCTGTCTCGTCCTTCATGTTATAAAACTTCTGCATATCAGTAATTGCCGGGAAATATGCTCCGTAGGAAGTCATTTCGTCTACATGCTTCATCATTACTTCAAAGATATCATCCACGATTAGCGGATTGTAGGCTTCTTTCTGAAGGGATTTAGTCATTCCCTTATTCTTCAGCGTAGACATATTTCTTTCAAGGTCGCTATTCTTCATATCAATGGTATCTTTATCCACCTTGATAGGGAAATAGTTCTTTTCCGTGAACTTGTCATAGCCATATACCGCATTGCTGGCTTCGTTTCCGAACTTTGCCACATCAATAGACAATATTTTTCCAATGCTATCCGCAAAGGCTTTTTCATTATCTGTTAAATGTTCATCAACAAGGGCATTGACTTCAGCTTCAGTCAGTTTATAAACATTCTCGTCCCTAATAGTCACCCCTAGTATCTTCTTGCCTACAATTTTGAACCCGCCAAGTTTCTCCTCGATATACTTTCTTCCGGTCTCTGCATCCGTCCTTTCTCCGTACATGTGCATCCTTGCCTGGTCTCTTAGGTTATAAAGATACATGGACATAAGCTGGGCTTTCGTCATGGTAGCTTCCGCATCTGCATTGCCCCTTACAGTATGGGCGGTAAAGGTAAATGTATCATTGGAAAGCTTAGTTATATCCTTTGTCTTGATATGGTTTTCTTTCATGGCTTCCTTGAAGCGGTTCTCTACTTGATTCAAGGCTACAGTCTTTTTATCTCGTGCCGCTCTAAGGAGTTTGTAGACCTTCTTTCCGCCGTCTCCCATCTCATGGAAAAAGCTATAGGCATCCAGCATATTATAATTTAAAAATTCATGCGTTTTACTATTCCAGTCTATGCCTGTCTTTTGGCTTTCAAAATCCTTAATAACCTCATTTGCTACTTCGGAAACCTTTGCATTAAGGGTATCGGAAATAAACTGATTCTGACTTTCTACAATCTTCTTTAGTCCCCTTAGGCTGTTTCTAAGTGTCTGAAGCTGTTCAGTAGTAAGGCGGTTCATATTGCCATCAATCCCCTTGACTGCTTCTTGCACTTCCTGAAGGCTTGCCCGCAAGTCTGGATCAATATCAAGATACATTCCCTTGCCATCTTCTTCGGTGAATACTCCGCCGTTTTCCTCTGCTTCAGTCAGTCGCTTATTCAATGTTTCAAGGTTCTTTGCAAACTCGTGCGCCGTCATGCTGATTTTGGGAAGCTTGCCGTCATAGGTATTGACAGAGGAAAAATCTACAGAGGAAAGCACCGGCACAAGGTCTTTCAAAAGCACCTTGGGCACGTGCAGATTATCCGTAGGATTTACAGCCATATTCATCAAAGCCTTAGAATCCCTTACAATTTCCCTCTTGTAAATTTGTCTATGGCGCTGTTCGTCCTGTTTCTCCCTATACGCTTGGTGCAACTCTCTTCTGGCTTGATATTCCAGCCCGGTCTTTTTCAGAATCCTAGCTTCTCCCCGGATAAAGGTGTCATAGTCGATTAGGCTATCCTTGTAGTCCGCTCTTAATGCCTTGATTCTGGCAACGCTCTTTTCGTCCTTCTTCTCTGCCTTGGCAATGTACTTTTCAAGCTTTGCCTCGTACTTCTCTCTGTATTCCTGTTCAAGGCTTGCCCTTGCATCTTCCTTCAGTTTCTTATAACTCTTCTTGTACTTGTTGTTTAAACTCTCCTCTCCTACCTCGAAATAAGCATTAAAAATCTCGTCCGCCAGTCTGTCCACGGCATGATTGTATTCCTCTCCGGGGAAATGCTCATAGTCTTTGGGGCGCAACTGCTCGAATCCGTCCAGAATCTCCAAGGCAACGTCTGCATCGTTGCTGGTGAAATCATGCTCCGGGAACTGATTGGGGAACTCATGCTGCAGCTCTCTGTAAATATCATAGATATTGTTCTGATGATCCGCATTCGCCTTTCGGATATCCACCTTGCCAAAGTATTTCTTCCGTAATGCGCCGAATCCGTCCGGGTAAATATCCTCGATATACTCCTCAGGAATATACAAAGGCCGCTTATCAAAGAATCCCTTAAATGCCTTGTACTCCCTTACTTCGTCCTCATCTTGATACTGGGCATTGTCGATAACTTCCCTAGCAATAGAACGGCTTACCCTTGTTACCTCTCCGCCGTCAATGTTCTTGCTTTCCTTTAGGTACTGATACAGTCCTGTCAACTGCTCCACTAAGTCGCTTTTCTTGAAGGAAGATTTGAACTCGTCCAGCATTCTATCCGCTGTCTTTCTCACATCAGATTGAGAGGGAACATGGGATTTCTCAGCGTTTAAGACTTCGCTTAGATAGTTGTTCGCTTTCTTCAGTTCGCTGTTTTCCTCCTCCAGCGCATGATAGTATTCTTCGGAAATATCAAGCTGGTGAAGAATTTCGTTCGCCGATGTTGTATCTCCAGTAGTTGAATCTTTTGTATTATTGGACTGTGAATTAGTAAAATTCTGCAATTCATTTTGGAAATACGGTTCAACTTTATTTGAATTGCTTCTCGACTTCGGGTCTACATTCTGAAGAATTTTATTGACATCCATTTGGAAGCGTGCTAAATTTAACCCAACAACAGAGGTTGCGGGTAAGACCAGGTTAAGCGAAACTGGGGCTGTGCCTCTGTTTTTTTGTTTCACTTTATACTGCTTTTTTCTTTCACTTGGCTCAATATATAGTAGATTATTTTTGTTATCCTTTAAAAATTCTGAAAAATCTTCCTTTCCATACATCGATTTTATTCTGTTAGATACAATACTTATTCTTGCATAGTTAAAATGATCTGAAGGCTTTATGGCTAAAATGACTCTATCTTTTTGTGAATCATATTCATTCGTAACCACAAGAAAACTACAATCATGGTCTATATGGTCAGACCTAATAATAAACGCCGGAGAATTCATCGCATCAGAATCAATAAGTATTTCTTTCGCTGTGAGATTATGTGGTCTTTTTTTCTGTGCGGCTTCTTCAGGGATGTTTAATTTTTGCTTTATCTCATCTTTACTTTTTGCTTGCACAGTTATAACGTGTTCTGTATTCATAACCATCGGCAAACTATCAATCCCCAAAATCTTAGAAAGAATTTTCGGAGTTTCTTGAATATACACATATCTATTATTATGAGTTCCTGTTTGATAAATATGCTCAAGCAACTGCTCATGGGGAGTCCCATCTTCGATAATTTTCTGCAACTGAACTTGAGATAGCTCTGTTTCGCTATCTTCCGCATGAGTTACAGGCTCATATTTCTGCATATTCTGAGTAGCTTCCTCGATACCGTAAGACCATAACTCCCTAGCCTCTTCGTATCTCTTTAAGTCCTCCTGCAATGCAAGGCTTGCCCTTCTGTCTCCTGTATGGGAAATAAGTTCCTTGTAGGCATCAATCACAGACTTAATCCAGTCCAGAATCTTCGCCGCAAATCCCTTTGTTTCCTTGTCCGCCAAAATCTCCTTAACAAGTTTCTCATCATTCAAGAAACGAGTGGTAGCATCCGCCACAATCTCATCAACGATTTCTTCCTCTGTCATGTTCTGGCCGTAGCTGTTTCTATAGGATTCCTTCAGCGTATCAAAATCAGTCCCGGAAGAACGCACTAGGCTTTCTACTACATGGCCGCGGAACATGGGATAGGCAATCTCGTTATAGTCCTTCAGCCAGTGTGTCATTTCGTGAGCAACGGTGCCAAGGATATTATCACTCTGTAGGTCGATTGTGATAATGCCCTTTCCCTTTTCGTAGGATCCATTAGCACCATCTGCATACTTAGAATCCGTGATACGGAAAAGAAGCCCTGTATTCTTCCCCAAGGCATTAAGTACAGTGATTAGATTTTTAGGAGCATGAGGAACGTAATCCATTACTCCGCCTTCCCTCTTCTCCACTCGCTCCTTAAAGTTCTGGTTCCAATTCTTTTCTGTAGCCATTAAATCCCTAAATCCGGCTTTATAAATCTCCTTCCTTTGTTCCTCACTAAGCAATGCCATTCTTGCAGTCTTTACTGCTCCTGTCCGCAAATCTTCGTGACCTGTCTTGTAGTTGTATCGAGCGATATTGTAAATATCATTGTACGCCTTAATGTAAGTCGGAAGGTCTAAGCTGCCGTCATAGTTTTTCATGAAGGCTTGTTTTCCCTCTGTATCGTAATTCCCGGAAAACTCATGCAAAGCATTTTGTTCCATGGCTTTCCGCGTGGAATCTATCTGCTGGATCCTGTTGCTTAACTCCGGTGCTACCGCCTTACTTCCCTCTTCCCGGATATAATCTTCTGTCTGATTATTAGAAAGCACATTGTAAGGCGTGTTATTTCCCTCCCCAGACTGCACAGGCTCGCCGTTATGGCTTGTTTCTGCTTCAAGGGTAGAATTGTTCGTCTCTGCCTGTTTGGAAGCCTCTATGGCGGCGTTATCAATAGCATTGCCTAAATATCCCCTATCCATCAAGCTTACTTTCTGCCCCTTGGCTTCCTTCTCTGCAAGCCTTGTAGCTACCTCATGGATAGCTTTTCCCTCTTCGGTGGAGGTGTCGGCACTATCTGCAATATCTTGATAGGTTCCATTCATGCCGCTATAGGCAAATCCGTTCCGTACAGTATTGGACATTCCGGCAATTCCTGTAGAGAATCCACCGGATAATGCTCCGCCAAGTCCGGACATTGCAACATTGGCCGCAATCCCTTTAGCGGTATTAAATTTCGCTTCCTTGTCACTCTCTCCGGCTTGCCGTCTTGCAAGATATTCTTGCACCATATCGGATTGCTTGCCCTTAATGAGGTAATCGGACGCTGTATTGGTTAATTCCGTTCCCATTTCCTCAATGGCTTCCTGTCCCATCTGTTTTAAAACATTCTTTGCAATCTCTTTTCCGGTAGTTCCTAGTCCATTCTTAGACATTTCCAGAAAATGAGATTGAGGGGCAAACTCCCAAGCCGCTTCTGCTACACCCTTTGCCAGTCCGCTTAAAAGCATCTGGTCTCTTGTGATATTAGGGTTATCTACATTTTCAAGATATTCTTGATTGGCCGCATTCCCCGCCGCAAGGGCAAGTCCTCCAGTTCCGAATAATGTGGCGTTCGCCGCGGAGCTGGCCGCATCTAATGCAGTACCGCCGACAAAGTTCGCAATCTTTTCCCCAGTGTCCTCTATACCGTCATATTTCATGCCCAAGTTATTTCTAAGGGCGCGTAATGAGCCTTCCCTCATTGCATTACTTCTAAATGCGCCGTTCATGTTCTGGGAAGAAATCTTATCGTCAGACATGATCTGCTCTGCCGTATTTCTGATTCCCTCGAATCCGCTATCAATGTTAGATAATACATATTGACCGGCACCAACAACAGGAGCCAGCTTCCCTACAACAGGCTTTTGAGATAGCCTATTAAGATAGGCATACTCCCTAGTATTCTCGTAGGCATCCTTCACTAATCCTTGAAAGTCAATAGGAACGCCGCCAGAAATATTCTGGCTTGTAGTTCCATTATTAGCTTGATAACTTTTAAGATTAGCCATAGCCTCCGGGCTTAGTGTGGTAGGAGTATTATAGGTTCTTGCCGGAGCTGTTGCCGTAGGATTCTGGACAGGCTTCTCAACATTTCCAATCGCCCCTTGCTTTTCGCTCCAGTTATAGCCGCCTCCGTTGTTTTCTACAGGATTCATCTTTGGAAGCTTGAAGGAAAAGCCGGCGGGTTTCGTGGTGCCTTGCCCCTTATTAAGCCATCTCTCCCTATACCCAAGCGGAGAAGAATCAAAAGTACTGCTCTTTTGAGCAGTAGCCTGTAGCTCTCCTTGCGGGGAAGAATTAGAAATAGGGGAAGCTGGCCTTGCCACGCTTCCCTCTGTTCTCCTTGCCCTCTCTGCAATATATCCTTGCACAAGCTTTCTATTCTCTTCCTGTTGCTTAGTGTCAAATAAAGAACTGAATCTTCCCATTTTCTCCCCCTTTTATCTTAGTAACCTCTCTTCTCTCTTGCCTTTCTTAACTCGCTTCTGGTGATGTAGGTAAGCGGATCGTCCGGCGCAACATCAAGGTCATAGTCTACGCCGTCATGCGCATAGATTTCCTTTAGGGCGTTCTGCGGAGTGATTGCCGGGTTCGGTCTTGCCGCCACATTGTTCGCCCCCTTGTTGAAGTAAGGCGCAAAGGCATCCATTAAATCAAATGCATTTCTGACTTGCTTTCCTGTCTTTCCTGTCTCTGCCTTTACAGGTGCGGCCTTCACTTCCGTTTGCTTCCCTTTCCTTCCTCTTCTTCCGCCTCTGCCGCCTCC